CGGGTAGTTCTGCTGTAGCTTTTAATAATGATAATAATCTGGGGGCTTTGCTTGAGTTTATAATGTTTAGAGGAACAGACTCTACTGGTACAAGAGCCTTAAATGTTTGGGAGGCATACGACACAAATGTAAGAGCGCCAAATATGGACTCTACTTGGTACACAACTAACGATGCTACTTTTGAAATCACAGGAGTAAAATTAGAATTAGGTTCAGAGGCTACCGATTTCCAGCACATTTCATACGCAGAAGAAGTGAAGAAGTGTAAAAGGTATTATCAACAATACGGTGGTGGTGGTACTTATCACAAATTTTTTATGGGGGGTTCATACAACTCAACTACAGCTACTGGACATAAATACCTTGATGAGCCTATGAGGGCCGTGCCAACAGGTTCATCAACGGGTAACTTTGATGGTGGTAATGGAGTTTCTTCTTCTTGCACTCTGAGTAACATGGGCGGATTTGTTGAAGCTGATGGCAGTTGTAGGTTTATGTCAATAAGAGCGAATGCTACTAGCCCTAATTGGGTTGCTGGCTACATGATAAAAGTGAGGGCGTACAACGACATTACATCCAGAATATATTTTGATGCGGAGCTATAATCATGGAAAATAATATGAACATTACAATAGCACAATACGAAGCTAACGAAGATGGTAACAACTCAAACATCAAAGCAACAATAGACGGACAAGAGATGTTCGTCCCACTAGACCCAGCCAACAGGCACTACGCAGAGATACTCAAGCAAGTCGAGGCTGGTACTCTGACAATTGCGGATGCTGAATGATGGCAGACACTACTGATGGCTGGCACATAGCCAAGAGTGTCCCTGTAACCCTCCTACTCGGCCTCATCACACAAGCTGGAGCAATCGTATGGACTGTCTCAATGATGATGGCAGACATCCAAGAAAACCAAACAGACATCGTTGAGTTCGGACAACGTATATCTAAAGTAGAACAGATGGTTCAATCACAAGCCGTCTCAATGGCACGGATAGACGTGAACATAGAACACATCCGCACATCAGTCGAAAAGATGGCAGACCGCGATGACTAGGTTTGTCCTAGCACTAGCAACCTTATCACTAACAACAGCCTGTATCCCCGAAATCCATGTAGACACTCCGATAGCATTTCCGTCTTCATGTCCTATGGGAGATACAGTTTGTGAACGTAATCTCAATGCACAGACCTTGGCTTACATAGGCCACAAGGATGCGGCGACAAAGCTGATGTGCGAAGATTACAAAGTAGAGAAAGTTATGGTTGAAGAATGTGGAAACTACTCACCCCTTTATTAATACTGATGACAACTTCAGCGTATGCAAACGACATCAATGGAGACTTCAGCAACAACTACCAAGACTCCGCAGTCGATAGTAACAATGCGACAACTAACGAAACTAATAATTACAATGCCGCTGGGGCTTCTCAGGCCGCACCTGTAATGTCTTCCATTGCCCCTACAGTAATGGGCGGCGGTGGTAACGATAGTTGTCTATTACCCACGACATCGGGAATCCAGATGACAATGTTTGGTTTCTCTCAAGGCAGTATGCAACAGGATGAGCACTGTAACCGCCGCAAGAACGCAAGACTACTAGGAACACCACAGCAAATTGGAGGACTAGGGCTACAAGTTTCAGCCATATCAGTTCTCTGTAGTTCGCCAGCCACACCAAAAACCAAAGATGGCGAAGGTGGGCAGAGTGTATTTAAAAGTATGATGTTAGCCTCGACGCCCTGTCCAATCATGGATGTGGTCACTGGTAAAATCCTAATGGGTAAAGCGGCAATAGATAAATACAGAGAACACCCAGAGGTCTACATTGTTGGTTATGAGACTGACAAAGTATTCTGGGACACTCTGCTCAGAATTGGAGAAGATTTAAGTGATGAAGAAACAAAAGCAAAAGCTACTGTTGTCAGCGACAACCGCACTATTAGTCAGCGGTTCCGTAGCTCACGCAGAGTCATACCAACCCCCGTCATACAGCCAGACGGGCGCACAGAAGATAACGGAGCTGAAGGGAACGATTGACATCATCAATAACAAACTGCTTGCAAGCGGACAGCTTACAAATGGTGCTGTCGGATACGCTACAGTTGGACGTGTGGTAATCGATGATGCCCTAGATGGCGGTAAGATAACAAATGCACAGTTTGTTGCTTACGAAGCGGCTTTAGACAAAGTAGTTGCACACGATTACGCTACAGCACAAGATGCCAAACAGTTGTTCACACAAGAGCACACAGCGGCAATGAACCAGTTGACACTTGCTGTTGACCTACTGACATCAGCAACGTCTGTTCTTGCTACAGCTACATCAGTATCCGCAGTGGCGGCTGAAGCTGACACGAAGCCAGAGCAAGTTGCACTTCAAGACATGCTACAGACAGACGAGTATTCCATACAGGCGTCTGAAGTTGCTACATACAATGATGCTGTAGATAACGTCGAGAAGTATGCCCAGCAAGCTGGTGCGTTCATGGCGGCGGCAAACAACACTGATCTAACGGCGTCTATAGACAGCTACACAGCTACCAATAATCTAGTCGCTGGTAACTACACAGCCATCACGTACACACAGAATGTCGATGAGTTTGTCATCACATGGTCTGGAAATGGCACTGGTTGGTCTGGTTATCTAACAGATGACATGAAGGATGCTACAGCCATCTATGGCGCGAACACCTACATGCAACAACATGGAACACCAATCAAGGACATGTAAATTCAATGGAAGACACAGAACTAAAGGTCGGCGGTTTCACCTTCAAAGGGTGGTACATAGCGGCGGCCTTGCCAATACTGTCTGCAATCAGCGGCGGTATTTATTACGGGTATGACACCCTCAATCGCTTCTATGCAGTAGAGACTGGAATCGATCTTGTGACGACTGAAGCTGACATGTTTAACGTCAGAGCCACAGATTTCAACTCACGCATACAGGCGCTAGAACAGGCGGTACAAGATAATGATGTTAGAGGTCTTAACACGCGGCTATCAACGATTAGTACGCAGATGCAAACAATTCTGGAACAACAGAAAGACTTGTTGGACTTACGTTCTAAAGTTGAAAAGTCGAGTACAATCACGGATCAAATCGGCGATAAGCTGGATGTTTATCAAACGGAAATAGACGACATCTGGAAGGCTTATGACAGCCTTGCAAACAATCCACTAAACTAAGGATTACACACATGATACAATCATTGATAAGCCCTGTCGCTGGGCTGCTAGATAAGTTCATCCCTGACAAAGACCAGGCAGCATCTCTTGCCCATGAGATAGCAACGATGTCTGAGAAACACGCCCAGGAACTTTCACTAGCACAACTTGCGGTCAACAAAGAGGAAGCCAAGGGAAATTGGTTTCAATCGTCCTGGCGGCCAGCTGTTGCCTGGATCTGTGTTCTTGGTATGGCAGTAAACTTCCTCATCTCACCACTACTTGCCCCACTTGGGGTAGTTGTCCCACAAGCTGACACATCAGTCATGATGCCAGTTCTTATGGGTATGCTTGGACTTGGTGGCCTCCGCAGCTTTGAGAAAGTTAAAAAGGTGAACAAATGAAAAAGAACTTTGATAAATGCTTAGAGATGTTATTACATCACGAAGGTGGCTACGTTAATCACCCCAGCGACCCTGGAGGCATGACTAACCTTGGCGTTACTAAACGTGTATATGACGAATGGATAGGCAGAGAATCAACCGAACAAGAGATGCGAGATCTAACACCAGAAGATGTTGCACCTATTTACCGTAAGAACTACTGGTCAAGGCTACGCCTGGATGATGTAGGGTCTGGTATCGATTGGGCGCTGATGGATTTTTGTGTAAACTCGGGGCCTAGTCGTCCAGCCAAGGCGCTGCAAAGGGCAGTTGGTGCAGTTGCAGACGGTGCCGTTGGGCCTAAAACCTTGCAGCTGGTAGCTGAGAAAGACCCTGAGTTTGTCATTGACTACATATACACAGTTCGCCAGGCGTTTTACGAGAGCCTTAGAACCTTTGACACGTTTGGTAGAGGGTGGACTAGGCGCAATAAAGAGACGTTAGAACAAGCACTTAGCATGGTTGAATAACAGCTCGGAAACACAGATCAATGTCACATCGGCATAACGATCTGTGTTTTTTCGAAAAGTGGTGTCACGGTATTGCAATCGGTGTCACAATAGTATATCCGTTGACTACGGGCCATGTGCCAGTGACATCAGGAGAAGGCAGCGGATTGCAAATCCGTGTACACCGGTTCGATTCCGGTACTCGCCTCCAAATCTTAGTGTCATCGGATTTTCATCGGCCCATAACTCAAAATGGGAGACGAATTATGACTACTACTACTACTACAAATCATACGCTGCTAAGTTTCTTGTCCAGCAATGGACATCGAGTTTGGCACGGTAAACATCTTACTGAAAGCACTAACAAGGTAATGCGTTTCTGTGATTACGCAGACTTTGGTACTAGGAGCATTGATAGCTTTGTGCCAGAAGATATGTACTTGTTCAGTGATCACTTGTTAGAAACAGGTGTCTGTAAGAACACTGTGAACCACTATTTTGCTGCTGTATCTTCGCTGCTGAAGTACGCACACGATATGCGAGTTATTGAGCAGTTTCAAATACCACGAATCAAATGGCACAAAGTGAAGTCTGGTAGACCTCGTTTTATGTCTAAAGATGAACTACACGCTCTGAACGAGTTTTTCCTTGGCCACGAAAACAGCTGGATGGCAGACTTTGCTACACTAGCTGTACAAACTGGGATGCGTCTTGGGGAGATCTTGAAGATTACACCAGGTGACTACCACATGAACGCAAACGGCAAACACATTGTGGATCTAAAAGACACTAAAAATGGAGATGATCGCCGTGTTTTCTTAAACTGTAATGCGTATGATGCGTTGTGCAACTTGGACTTTGAACCAGGTAAATACTACAGCCACCGCAAGTTCTATGACACATGGGGTGAGGCTCGTCGTAGGATTGCACCTGGTGATAAGCTGTTCGTGTTTCACTGCTTACGCCACACAACGGCTACAGCGCTGGCATCAGCCCATTACAACACGGCTATCATTGCACAGATCCTGGGGCATAGATCGTTGGCAACGACTGCTAGGTATATTCATACTGAAGAAAAGACAGTAGAAAATGCAATGGATAGCTTATTATGAGGGTTTTAATCGGTTGTGAATGCTCGGGTACTGTTAGAGATGCTTTTTTAAAACAAGGACATGATGCATATAGTTGTGATATTAAGCGTGACGAATATGGCTCAAATCGTCATTTTGTTGCTGATATATTAGAAGCAATAGACCCTGCTAATGAGCATATTTTTGGTAAATGGGACATGCTTGCAGTGATGCACCCACCTTGCACCCGTCTTTGTAATAGTGGTGTTAGATGGTTAAAAGTACCGCCACCTAACAAAACTTTAGATCAGATGTGGAAGGAATTAGACGATGGCGCAGCCTTGTTTAATAAGTGCTTAAATGCTGATATCCCATACATCGCAATTGAAAATCCTGTAATGCATAAGTATGCTAAAGAGCGCATTAATTTTGGAAATACTAAACCTTTTTATGTGCAACCTTGGCAGTTTGCTGACAGTGATGATAGCCCTGATAATGAAAAGAAAAGAACGGGCTTTTGGACTAGGGGTTTAAAGCCACTAATACCAACTGGTAAATTAGACGGATCTACAGCTCGTAACAGCGTCCATTTTGCATCACCTGGTAAAGACCGTGCAACTGAGCGTAGTCGCTTTTTCAAAGGCATGGCTGATGCAATGGCTAATCAGTGGGGGCAAGTAGCTTAGATGAAAGATCTATTAAATCGTCTATCAACCCCCGAATTTTGGGCAGACTTTAGTCTTATATCAGGGATTATTATTACAGTTTTAGTCGTTGTCTACGGCCATAATTGACAAAAAAGTATATAACAGAAGCGGCATATGTTGTGTCGCTTTTGTATTCCGAATCATTGACTCAACAACAAACGTAGTCTCACTATTAGACTTACATAACAAAAAGGGAGAATAAAAAATGAAAGAACAAGCTGACACACTAACTGTAAAAACAATGTTTTGGTGTAACATGTTGAAGATAATATCGGCCTTAAACCAATCTAACGGTGGCAACTCTAGGCCAGTGTCCTCTTGGGTAAATCCATACACAGGCCCACCCCTTGTTTCTATGGCTCTAGACCTTCTGTCCACCCTACAGAGTACACAAGGGAGAACAAAAGTATGAGCAGAGCAGTAAACAATGAAGAACTTGTGAATAAACAAGTCGAACTCGAAAGACTAATGATAGACAACGGTGAACAAAGATACACTAAAAGGTCTAACGCTCTAAAGTCAGCATCGTTAAAAAACGAACCCCATAAACTTATAACTAAAGCACTACCGGCAGTCGCCGCAGAACTTACAAAGGTCTTTGAGGCTGAAGAAGCTAAGTTCAACTGCGGCGGCACTAAAGGCCGTGTGTTTGACTTTTATAAAGACGTGGTGGGAGTGGACATAGATACACTTGCCTACATAGGTCTAAACATGTGTTTCGATAGTATACTAAAGTTTGCATCTAAAACCACGACTTTGACATCTATTGGTCGTAGGATTGAACTAGAGAACTGGGCGCTGGGTCTAAAGGATTACGACCCACATATGGCTAGACGGATTGAAGCTAAAGTCACTAAGGATCACACTAGTCAACGCTACCGAATTAAGGCTGCTAGAATCATCGCAAACAAAGGTGGCTACAAACCTGAGAAATGGGATGCACCTAGATGTAAAAAAGCTGGTAGCTGTGTACTAAATGCTGTCTTAAAAGTGTCTGACCTCTTCATGGAATTTGATGCCGACCCAAACCCAGTGACTGTAGTTAAAGTTAAAGGAGAGGTAGTTAGAGGCAAAGACGGCAAGGCCCAGGTCAAAAGAAAGACTAAGTTCTGCATAGGTCTAACTGATGAAGCTAGAGAAGAGCTGAAGACACTAGAGATCGATGCATCTTGGGCAGAGCCTATGTATGGCCCAATGATTGTACCACCAAAGCCTTGGACGTCTTTTGACACTGGTTGCTACTATGACCCTGCCCTCGCTGGCTCTGTGTCTCTTGTGCGCGGTGCTTGTAAGGAGCAAAAGGATGCAATCGATAGACACTTTGTCAACTATGTAGAACCTAGTTACGTCAAGGCGCTAAACGCCATCCAAGCTACACCTCTGAAAATCAATGAAGGTGTCTTGGATGCATTGTCTTGGGTACAAGATGAGATCAAAGGCGGTAGAGCTATAGAAAAAGGACTACTTGATGATTTCCCAATTATCGTAGATCCACAGCTACCTATAGTGCCAGAAAATCTCATGGAAATGGATGCAGATATCATTGAAGAGATCTTTGCAGAGCGAAAAGAACACCACTTAAAGCTACGTGAAGCTGATGCGTCTAGAGAAAACTTACGTGTTGTCATTAAGACAGCAAATGAGATGAACGAGTACGAGCAGTTCTACTTGCCGTGGAACTTCTGTTGGAGATCTAGGATGTACCCAGTGTCTACATTCAACTACCACCGCGATGATCACGTAAAAGCATTGTTTCTCATGGCCAACGGTAAGAAGGTCACAGCAGAAAATCGTGGATGGGTCATGGTTGCTGTTGCCAACACTGGAGCCTTTGATGGCATTGATAAGAAGTGCCTGGAAGACCGAATGCAATGGGTGTCTGACAACCACCTCATGATTATGGAAGTTGCTAGTGACTACAAAGGTACATTTGATCACTGGTCTGCCGCAGACAAGCCGTTTCAATATTTGGCTGCTTGCCAGGCTTATGCTGACATGATTGATCAAGGTGATGATTGGGTAGCTTACCTTCCTGTCGGGATGGATGCGACGAACTCAGGCACCCAGATCTACTCAGCTCTATCTCTGGACACTGAGGACGGAAGGAAAACAAACCTAATACCTATGCCTGATTGCCAGGACGTTTATTCTGATGTTGCAAAGCAGACAGTCAGTGTTCTCAATCAGAGGCGCAAAGAAGGCTGTATGACAGCTGGTCTTTGGTTAGACTTTGGTGTTGGTCGTAAACAGGTCAAAACTAATACAATGACCTACGGTTACTCCAGTGTTGTAGCAGGGTTCACTGATCAATTAGTTACACAGATCATGATACCTATGCGCCGCTCTGTAGCAAAGCACAACATTGCTAATCCAGGTGAACTTATGAAGCACCACTTTGGCACTAGGAGACAGCAGACCACCAACGCAAGGTATCTAGCTGAGATCAACTACAACTCTGTACAGAACGTCACAAAGTCAGTGGCTGTAGGTATGGAGTTCTTACAAGGGATGACAGATGCCGTCTCTAGTGAAGGTAAGTCGGTACGTTGGCAAACACCGTCTGGGTTTCCTGTAGTCATGTCGTACACAAAGTGGACAAAGAAGAAGACTAAAGTCTACTTGTGGGATCGCAAAGTAAAAGCACTTGTACGCAAGCAAGTGACTACTCGAGAGCCAAACCCTTACCAGATAGACAAGCGTAAGATGAGGGCAGCTGTGGCGGCTAACTATGTACACTCACTTGACGCAAGTCTCATGCAGAGCACAGTTCTCTTGTGTCTGGATAATGACATTACGGATTATTTTATGATACATGATTCATTTGCTACAACAGTCCAGGATACTTGGACTATGTACCACTGCATTCGCCATTCGTTTGTTGCTACTTTTAAAGACAAATGCTTGTACGCAGAGTTTGAGAAGCACATCAGACAGCGCCTAGCAAACCCAGAGCAGAAACTGCCGGCAATCCCTAAAAAAGGTAACTTGGATCTAAATGGCGTATTAGAAAGTGAGTATTGTTTTAGTTAACGACCTTGTGTCCACCCTATAGAGATTACAAAAAAGGAGCCATAGATTGCACCCAAGAGAAAAGGTCTTGGGGTTACTAGAATACCACAAACAACGTGGTGAACAAATCCCTCAAAGCACCCTGGAACTAGCAAAGTTCTGGGGTGTTTCCGTTTTAGAATACCAAAATATAACAAACAAGGAGAATAACGAAGATGGCAAAAGCAAAGATTGAATTTCATACACCGATTGGCCGAGCAAAGTATGCCTGGTTAAACGAAAGAGACACAGCTTATTCAGCGGAAGGTGTCTATAGCTGTATGTTAATATGTGACCCAAAAGAGTCTAAGTCACTATTGGACAGTATCAAAAACCTACGTGAAGAAGAGTTTGGCACCAAAGCAAAAGTATCAGTGCCTATCTTGACTGATGAAGAAACCGGCGAGGTCATATTTAAACTCAAGAGTAAGTTTGAGCCAAAGAGCTGCGACAGCTCCGGCCAGTACATCCCACATGAGAAGCTACCAAAGCTGTATGGCGGCTCAGTCTTAAAATTAGGTGGTGTTGCAGTGTGCTATGAACGCAACGGTAACAAAGGTATTTCACTTAGCCTCAACAGTGTCCAGGTTATCGAGCCAGTATCAGGTGGTGACGGTGGCGGCATGGCGTTTGCACCGGTTGAAGGTGGCTTCATTACAGCAGCTGATGAAGTGACGATTAATGGTCACGCTTCCCTAGATGCTGCTGAAGATACCGATAACACAATCGACTATGACTTCTAATAAAGCAAGATACTCAGCTACTCGTCGTCGAGCCATACAGCACGGTTACAGATCTGGGTTTGAAGAGGCAGCCAGTAAGCAGATCACAGACGCTGGGCTGCCTTTGCTTTTTGAGACTGATAAGATCGAGTTTGTCTGGCCATCACGCAACGCTAAGTACACACCAGATTTTAAACTACCGAAACCTGGTGGCTTTTACTATGTGGAAACCAAAGGGTTCTGGTCAGTATCTGACAGATCCAAAGCGTGTCTATTGTACAAGCAACACCCCGATATGGATCTACGTTATGTGTTTCAGAACTGGAATACTAAGATCTACAAAGGAAGCCCAACGACATACAAAATGTTTGCTGAAAAGCAGGGCTTCACACTTGCTAACAAAGTTATACCACAAGAGTGGATTGATGAGAGCCTATCCGCATTACTCTAGTGGCTTGGGTCGCGCAGCTTAACATATTGGTTGCGCGGCCTTTTTAGTTTTAGGGAGACACACGTAATCATGACTATATTTAACATTGAATCACAACAGAAACACGAAGACAGTGACTTTGTTCAAAGACTACCATGTGATGCATGTGGAAGTCGCGACAACGCAGCATTATTTAGTGACGGCCACACGTATTGTTTCGGGTGCCAGGCATATTCATCTGGCGATGGGAATGGCACTAGTGTTACCCCAGAGAAACAACAGCAACACACCCACCACAGCAACCTACTCTCTGGTGAATACGTTGATCTGAGAGCACGTAAGCTGACCGCTGAGACGTGTCGCAAGTTTGGGTACATGGTTGCCACCCACAAAGGCCAGGCAGTCCAGGCGGCCTCGTACAGGGACACATCTGGGGCATTATGTGCACAGAAGGTGAGAACCAAAGATAAGAACTTTAGTATCCTTGGTGACGCAAAGAAAATGACCCTGTTTGGCAGTCATCTTTGGACGTCTGGCAAGAAGATCGTTTTGTGTACTGGGGAACTGGATTGCATGTCTATATCCCAGATCCAAGGACACAAATGGGCAACGTGCAGCATACCCAATGGAGATACATCAGCACGTAAGTCTGTGCTTGCCAGCTACGACTACTTGATGAACTTCCAGGAGATTGTACTGTTGTTTGACCAAGACGAAAGTGGTCAGAAAGCAGCGATTGAAGTAGCTGAAGCACTGCCTGTTGGTCGTGTGTCTATTGGCACCCTGCCGTACAAAGATGCAAATGAGTGCCTGGTCAAAGGTGCATCAGGTGAAGTCATCAACGCTATCTTCCAGGCAAAGGCATACAGGCCAGATGGCATACTGTCACCAGATGACTTACGTGAAGCGATACACCAGGTAGACGCTATGTCCGCTGTTCACTTCCCTTATGAGCGATTGAACACCATGTGCAAAGGCGTAGAAAGACCAGCGCTGATAACTATAGCTGCTGGATCGGGTGTTGGCAAAAGTACCTTAGTTCGGGAATTTTGTTACTCTTTCATGACCCAAGGTGAAAACGTTGGTCTATTACTGCTAGAGGAAACACCAAAGAGATCTGCCCAGGGTTTGGTGGGTTTGCATATGAACAAGAACATTACAATTGATCCTGATGCAGCTACGCCAGATGAAATTGCAGATGCTTATGACGACTTACTGAGTAAAGGGGGTAAGTTTTATTTGCTAGACCACTTCGGATCAACGGCCATGCAAGACATTAGTAACAAAATTACATACATGCACAAGGCGCTGGGCTGTAACATTATTATACTTGATCACATATCGCTCTTGGTCAGTGGTCTGACAGGTAAGGTTACTGACGAGAGACGCCTGGTAGATGACATAGTACACCACCTACGCACAACGATTGTCCAGGAGCTGGGTATTACCTTGTTTATGGTGTCTCACCTCAAACGCCCAAACAGTGAGAAAGGTCACGAAGGCGGCGCCAAGGTTCGATTGTCTGAACTGAGGTCTAGCCACTCGATTGCACAACTATCTGATTTCTGCATTGGACTACAGGTCGATGAAGACGACCCAACAAGTGGCATACGAGAACTTGTAATCTTAAAGAACAGAAAGACGGGAGAGTGCGGTTACGCCGGTACTCTTCAATATGACCGGTCTACATCTCGGCTTATCGATGCCGACACATTCAGTGCGTTCTAAGCACCACCTTACTTAACAAATCGAAAACACACAATAAAGGAGACTACAATGGGAACATTTATCCCTGCTGGTCGTGGCATAGCTGCGACTTCTGAATACGCTTATGAAAATACTGACGCTGATAGGAACACTAGACTAGTCTTATCAACAATTGCCGCTTACGGCTCTACTGGCTGCATAAGTGACCAAATCCAAAAATCATTAAAGACTATGCCATACGGCAGCGTCACCAATCACTTCCGAGAGTTGATCAACAAAGGTCACATTGAAGTAATAGGCAAAAGGCGTGGCTTATCGGGCCGCCCCCAGCGCGTCTATGTCATTACAAAATTAGGAAAAGCAAGAGTGCAAGAGCAGCACCAGGGAGAACTACAGCTATGAATACAGTCAGAATAAACTCTACAGGTTTACATCATTATACCATGAATGAATACCAAGCAGACGCTGCTGAAACTATGATCTATAAGCACAAAGTTATATATAGCAGTCTTGGTTTGGCTAATGAGTCAGGTGAGGTGCTCGGTAAAATTAAGAAACTACTGCGTGACGACGATGTCAGCTTCACTGGTTTCAATACAATATCAAACGAAAAGAAAGCAGAGATTGCAGATGAGCTAGGAGATGTACTCTGGTACCTTGCTGCATTGGCACGTGACCTCAACCTGTCGTTAAATGACATTGCAGCAATTAACCTGGAGAAACTCAAGTCACGTAAGAAGCGCGGTGTCCTGGGTGGCTCTGGTGACAAGCGATGACAGGGCGTTGGATATATGATCTTGAGACAGATGGGCTGCTGGATGTAGTCTCTGTCATACATTGTATTGCTCTGCGTAACGTAGATACTGGCGAAGGCATGTTGTACGGCCCTGACGAGATCCAGATGGCACTTGATATACTACAGAGAGCTGAAGAGATCATCGCACACAACGGTATTGCATATGACAACGAAGTGATCCGTAAGCTGCATCCACAGTGGACAACCAACGCCAAGATCACTGACACATTAGTATTGTCTCGGTTGATCAGAGCTAACCTCATGCAAGAGGACGCCACTAGTGTGTTCTTGCTCAAGGAGCTGCCAAAGAAATACATGGGTAGCCACTCGTTGGCTGCCTGGGGGTATCGCACTGGTAACCATAAAGGTGACTACGATGGTGGCTGGGAAACCTACAGCGAAGAGATGGGCAACTATTGTCTGCAAGATACATCTGTGACGTTGACCATCTACAACCAGTTTATGAAAGCAGGGTTCTCCCAGGAGAGCATTGACCTGGAACATGACCTGGCTGAGATTTGCCTGGAGATTGGTAACAACGGTTGGACGTTTGATATCAAAGCAGCGTCAGAGCTATACGCTAAGTTAGCCCAGCGCCGTGATGAACTAGGCACAGAGCTAGACGACTTGTTCCCACCGTGGACTATTGAGACTGAGTTCTTGCCCAAAGTTAACAACGCTAAACTAGGGTACATCAAAGGTGAGATCTTCATCAAGAAGAAAGTCGTGTCGTTTAACCCTGCATCAAGGCAGCACATACACAAGTGCCTGGTCGATAAGTACAAGTGGCGCCCTAAAGAGTTCTCTGCGTCTGGCCAAGCCAAGATAGACGATGTTGTGTTGTCTGAGCTGCCGTTCCCAGAAGCAAAGCGTCTAGCTGAATACTTCTTGATACAAAAGCGTATCGGGATGTTAGCTGAAGGTGCTGGTGCCTGGTTAAAGATGGTCGATGATGACGGTAAGATCAGACATACAATTGTGTCAGGTGCTACAATATCGGGCCGAGCAGCACACCGTGGGCCAAACCTCGGCCAAGTACCTGGTACTTACAGCCCATACGGCAAAGAGTGCCGCAGCTTGTTTACAGTGCCTAAAGATTGGTACCTGGTCGGATCTGATTTGTCGGGACTCGAATTGAGGTGCCTCGCCAATAACCTCAACGACAACGGTGAGTACGCCAAGCAGATCTTGGAAGGCGACATACACAGCTACAACGCAAAAGCATTTGGTGTTGATCGACCAACAGCCAAGACCGCCATATATTCTATGATTTTTGGAGCCGGTAATCCGAGGTTAGGAGCTGTTGTTGGCGGCGGTGCAAAGGAAGGCGCCAAGCTGAAAGAAGCATACGATAAAGCTGTGCCAGCCTTTGCTGAACTAAAGCGTAACTTAGCTAGAGCTGCAAAGCGTGGGTACCTCAAAGGTATCGATGGCAGACACTTATACTTACGCAGCGAGAGGAATGCATTATCGCAATTGCTCCAAGGTAGTGGTGCAATCATCTGTAAGAAATGGGTGCAGCTCGTCCACAAAGAACTGAAACAGAAGTACGGCCGTGACGCACAGATAATAGCGTGGGTTCACGACGAAGTACAAATAGCATGTAAAACATTGGAGATATCACATGGCGTCCAAACTATCACTAAACGACTGGCAACAGAGTCAGGAGTTGCTTTCAAAACAAAAATCCCCATCGACTCAGAGTATTCAGCGCCTAGCAGAACTTGGGCTGATACCCACTAATCTTGATTCATCAATCATCCTTGCCCTTGGCATGTACATCGTAATCGATCGTGCCTGGAGAGATCCATTCAAAGTTGGCTCTCGCTTCTCAAGGGAAGGTGCAATGGTCATTGCTATAGCAGCATCTGAAGGGTTCATCACGACAAACGTCGGCGATGACAACTGGGATGACAAATGGCGAATAACAGAAATCGGTATGGAATTTAAGGAAGAGCTAAATGAAATTCTACGGAACGTCTTTGAAGACAGCGGAAACCACACTACTCATTGATGCTGACCTGTACTTATACAGGGCATGTGCAGCAGCAGAACAAGAACAAGATTGGGGCGATGACGTCTGGAGCCTATGGGCAGATCTAAAGATTGCAAAAGATATCTTTCGCAACAACATCTTAGACTTCTGCGCTAAGTTTGAGACCGACCAGGTACTACTAACGATCTCTGACAGAGAGAACTTTAGAAAAGACATCTACCCAGCGTACAAATCAAACAGGAAGAAAACACGTAAACCTGTTGGTTACAAAGCCCTGGTACAGTGGGCTAGGGATACTTACGACAACATTACTGTTCCTAAGATGGAAGCAGATGATGTCTTGGGTATACTTGGCAGCACACCAGGCAGCAACACCATCATTATCAGCGACGATAAAGATATGATGTCTATACCGTGCCGTCTCTACAGGCCTCAGTCTGAAGAACGCATGGCAATTGACCAGGACGAAGCTGACAAGAACTGGTTGATGCAAGCACTTACAGGTGACCCTACTGATGGGTACGCCGGACTAAAAGGTGTTGGCAAAGTCACAGCAGCAAAGATCCTGGGCAACCGTCCATCATGGGATCTAGTAGCACAAGCATACGCCAAGAAGGACATCCCAGTAGCGGATGCCGTCGTACAAGCACAGCTTGCCAGGATCTTACGTCACACTGATTGGGACACAAAGACCGAAAGCATCAAACTATGGGAGCCAAGCAATGCATCACCAAGATCAGCAGCATGACCCAGTAGAACGTCCACGACATTACAACAATGGGAGCGTGGAATGCATCGATGCAATGAAGGCAATGGCTGACGGAAGTGGCGTTGAAGGACACGCTGCTTATCTCTGGCAAAACGCATTCAAGTACATGTGGCGCTGGCCGTACAAAGCAAAACGCCTAGAGGATCTCCGCAAGTGCTCTTGGTACCTACAACGATTAATCGAAACAATTGAAAAAGAAGAAGACATATAACATGCTAAAGAACATAACTAACAATGCACCATACGGCCCAACCATTGCTATATCTGAGGAGATCCACGCAATGAAATACAGGTCGGTTGGTGAGTCATTCAAAGAGGCAATGACAAGGGTAGCAGAAGCCCTCAAAGACGACGAAAGGCACTTCGATAAGTTTCGTGACATACTGTACAACCAGAGGTTTCTACCGGCTGGTCGTGTTCAGTCTGCAATGGGAGCACCACGCAAGGTAACACCGTACAACTGCTTTGTGTCTGCAACAATCGACGACAGTATGAACGGCATCATGGATGCTGCTAAGAACGCTGCAAAGACGATGCAGATGGGTGGTGGTATTGGATACGACTTTAGCACCCTTAGACCACACGGTGCGTTGATCAAGAGCCTAGACAGTAGATCTAGTGGCCCAATGTCATTCATGGGTATCTTTGACTCTATATGTAAGACGATTGCATCTGCCGGTCACAGACGTGGAGCACAAATGGGTGTACTGCGAGTTGACCACCCTGACATCCAAGAGTTTGTACACGCAAAGAACAACAGCACTGACCTGACACAGTTCAACATGAGTGTCGGTGTGACTGATAAGTTTATGCAAGCAGTGAAAGACGGCACGGACTTTGACCTGGTGTTCGAAGGCCAAGTACACAAGACAATTGACGCTAGAGCACTGTGGGATGATATCTTACGCAGCACATGGGATTGGGCAGAGCCTGGTATATTATTCATGGATCGCATCAACGCAAAGAACAACCTTTGGTACTGTGAAACTATAGCCAGCTCGAACCCATGTGCCGAGCAACCTTTACCACCGAATGGCGCTTGTTTGCTTGGGTCTTTTAACCTGGTGAAGTACGTGCACACAGATGCCCAGGGCGCCAGAGCGTTTCTCTACAGTAATCTAATCAAAGACATACCAGCGGTCGTAAGAGCAATGGATAATGTAGTCGATCGTGCAATCTTCCCACTACCACAACAAGAACAGGAAGCTAAATCAAAGCGTCGTATGGGCTTGGGTGTTACAGGTGTTGCAAACGCTATCGAGGCGCTGGGCTACACGTTTGGATCCAATGGCTTCATGATGGAGCTAGAGCGTATCATGCGAACTATACGTGACGAGGTCTATCGTACATCAATAGAGCTGGCCAAAGAGAAAGGCCCGTTCCCATTGTACGAGGAACTGATGTTAGCCAGTGAGTTCTGCATGACGCTGCCAGATGATATCCGAGCAGACATTCGTGAGCACGGTATACGCAACAGTCACTTGTTGTCAGTCGCACCTACAGGGACAATCAGTCTATCCGCAGACAATGTGTCTAGTGGCATAGAGCCAGTGTTCAGCCACTACTACGACAGGACTATCCAGACCTTTGATGGCCCTAGAGTAGAACGCATCGAGGACTACGGCTATCGAGACTTTGGTGTCAAAGGTAAAACCGCAGACGAGCTGTCAGTGTTTGACCACGTCAAGGTTCTTAACCTGGCATCTAAGTACGTGGACAGCGCCTGTTCAAAGACCTGTAACGTGGGTGACGAAGTTACCTGGGAACAGTTCAAAGACGTCTACATGCAAGCATATGACGGAGGTGCCAGCGGCTGCACGACCTTTAGGGCATCTGGAAAGCGTTTTGGCATATTGAACGCTGCATCATCTGAAGAGGTAGCAGCAGCATCACCAGTTGTTGAGGTGGTCGATGACAATACGTTTGTCGATGAGCACGAAGGTGGCGCTTGTTACCACGATCCATACACGGGTCTGAAAACTTGTGAGTAATTAACAAAACATAATCTAGGAAATCCCAACCAAGGTAAAACAAAGTCCTGGTTGGGATTGTCACCTAGAAGCAACATAAGGAAACATAACAAATGAAGAAGTATGATAAAGAAGAGTTCTTGTTAGCAGTCCACGAACACTTCTCCCAATACGAGAACAAACGGATGCGTAAAGTCCACGCAATACGAGGCAACATGTCAGGATGGCAGCAGTTCGAAGCGTCTAAGATCGGTGGCCGCAGAGGTGCAGAAGTACGCATCGAAAGATACGGGGAGACACGCAAGAATGACGTTCACAGTAGAGATTGAGAAAGACTACATGAAGGTCGTTACCCTCGACGACAAGTCACAACATGAGGATCTTGAGATCTACCTGGAAGACAACGGCACAGTGTTCATACGCCAGTATGCAGAGACGCTGAACGAGTACCAGGTGATACACATCAGCTACAAGCAGTTCATTGATATGGTGAAGTCACTAGAGGCTGATGCAGTCAACGGTATGTACCGTATGGAGACTGTCAACAGCGGTAGTGTACAGGAGTAAAAAGACGAGGCCTGGGAAACCACATAGTTGCGGTACTCTCCAGGCCCCTAGCACCGATTAAAGTGCGTCGTGTTCCTACTCTTTTGGGTAACAAATGTACCTCAAATAGTAGGTTCAGGTAATACATTATACAACATCTGACCTTGTGTCCACCCTAATAGAGAAACGTTGGTGTCATAGCACACAGGTAACTACAGCTGTTAGTTCTTCTGTAAACTCATATGTCGTTCTCTCCCGAAGATACAGGCGTTGAACTCCCGCGAGTTGAGATCCGTTTGTTGAGACACATGAGTTTACTGAAGAGTTAATACATAACGACTACTACCACTACGATTAATACATATAGAAAGACATATGACCAATGCTAGTACTTACACTTAGAGTAACAGTGAGAACATTGAAGACTATCGTCCTATGGCTTGGAGCATATGAGTACCATGTGATGGCAAACAGGTCTGCTGATCGTCTTAGAATGGCGTCTGATCCAGAGCTGAAAGACTTTGGTATTAACCGGAGCAGCATTGCTGTCGAAGCACATAGTGATTGCCCTTGGTGTCACAAGGATAAACGTTGGGAGACGTAAGTGATGACATTGGTGTGACATAGGTAGATACATAGGTGTAACTAAGGTCTGTGTGTCTGTATTCTGTGTTCAAAGAAATGAGCATGTATCCAGATAAATTTCCCTAATGTCTAATAAGCTATCCTTGTCGTCAACGGATTACTAATCTGTTTACATAGAAATGCAATGATATCAGTGGGTTACAGATGCCCACAAATAATATCAATAGAAATGAATGTCGATTTAGGTTCCCTAGGCAAAAAATGACCCCCGTACCTAACTTCAGAATCCAATTTCAAAAACGCAGCTAAACCCTTGGCTTGTTGTTGTTGTTGTCAGGCCTCTTGAAGATCAGTCGTCCCAGAAACACATAAGTCAGGAACCCAGAACTATGGCACTCGAAACAGGAACTTACGTCAACAGTCTCAACGCCTCAAACCCAGCCTCCACAGATGGCTTGGCGCAAGCTGATGACCACATCAGACTACTCAAGTCTACCATCAAAGCTACGTTACCAAACGTCACTGGTGCAATCACATCGTCACACACAGAAATCAATGTTCTCGATGGTGTCACAGCGTCAACTACAGAGATCAACAAGTTAGACGGATTGACTGCCACGACATCACAGCTGAACAGCCTTGCCGCTGGTGGAGCCATCCCTGCTGGTGGTATCATAATGTGGTCTGGGGCAGTCTCAGCGATACCCACTGGTTGGGTCTTATGTAATGGCTCCAACAGTACCCCAGACCTTCGTAATCGGTTTGTGGTGGGTGCTGGTTCATCCTATGCAGTCAACGCCACTGGTGGTACTGATGCTGTCAACCTATCTACAGCCAACCTACCAGCACACAATCACAGCTTTAGTGGCACTGGCTCTACGAATACTACAGGAGCACACAATCACTCATCTGGTTGGTATGGGCCACGAGGAGCAGATGGGCACTATGTAGGCTTTGCAACTAATGACCCTAATTACGGAAACGTAAACACAGGGTCTGCTGGGAACCACAGTCACACAGTTTCTGTAAGTGGTACAACGAACAACACTGGTAGCGGAACTGCCCATGAGAACAGACCGCCCTACTATGCCCTAGCATACATAATGAAAACATAAGAACGGAGTAAATAGCCCACCATGACTAACCTCCCTATCCGTGGGCTTGGGTCTGTTGGTGTCGTTACGGACATTGACCCATACAGCCTCCCTATCAATGCCTATACACGCGCCAAGAACGTAAGGTTCAATGAGGCCAAAGTAACCAGAGCACCCATCTACAGAAGCATATCAGTAGGTAACCTTACAGTTAGTCCTAAGTTCATCTATGGTGTCAGTGCTCTCTCAGGTTTTGATACAGTATTGGTAGTGGATGATACTTTTGACATCTATGAGATGTCTAATGGCGTCTTATCACAAAAGTTCAACAGTTCACTGTCTGCATCGTCTATCACACCCGTGACAGCCACGATACTTGCAGACGTCCAGTATATCAACAGGGCAAACACAGTGCCAGTTCATAGAGTGCCCAGCGCAACTAACTTTACTGCATTGCCTAACTGGCCTTCTGGAGTAACCACAACATCCATGAAATCATATGGTGACTTCTTGTTAGCACTAGGCACTGTAGAGAGCGGTACGGACTTCCCTAACAGGGTTCGCTTTAGTGACCCAGTGTTAGCTAACCAAGTCCCAAGTACATGGGATGCAGCAGACTTAACCAACAGTGCTGGCTTTAATGACCTTGTGCAAATGAAGACCCCTATTGTTGATGGTGCTACTCTTGGCTCCAACTTCCTGGTGTATTCACAAGACCAGGTCTGGATGATGGAGTTCGTAGGCGGTGCATTTATCTTTAACTTTAGGAAACTCTTTGACGACGCTGGGGTCATCAATCAAAATTGTATACAAGAAGTCGAGGGAAAGCATTACGTCTTTGACCGCGATGACATCTATGTAACTGATGGCAACACCAGACAGTCTATATGCGATGGTCGAGTCCGAGACTACATCTTTAACGGCCTAGACAACTCTAAGACTGAACAGTGTTTTGTCTTGCATAACTCAATGCTCGAAGAGGTGTACTTCTGTTACCACAGTGGTGACGACATGGCTGAGTACGCAGATGGCGACAGTTGTAACCGAGCCGCTGTCTACAACTACAAAGAAGACATCTGGTCATTCTATGATTTACCTAACGTAGTCTCTGGTGCTGAAGCCAACGTAAACACAGCGTCAACATATGCAGACGCTACGACTACTTACGACAATGTAGGTGGCTCATACCACTCTCAAGAAAGCCCATACCAAAGACACCCACTTGTCCTAGCGAAAGCTGGTGGTGGGGTAGCTAACAGTAAGGTCTATGGTATCGACTTGATAGAAAAAGGTAGTCTATCGCAAGCTATAGACACGGCAGTATCTAAGCCCTTCTTTATAGAGCGTGTGGGTCTTGACCTGGACGAACAAGGTGTACCACTTACTGGCTACAAAGTTATCTCAAGACTTGCACCCCAGGTATCTACTGACAGTTCAAACGGACAGTTTGAGTTTACTTTTGGGGCAGCCGATACACCTCATGCTACACCTAATTATGGTGGTGCAGTAACTTTCAATGCTCTAACCGACTACAAAGTAGATGCCCGTATGTCTGGTAGATACTTGTCGTACAAGTTGGCAACCACAGCTGACAAAGATTTTAACTTCACTGGTATGGATGTTGAGATCACTGTCACTGGCCGGAGGTAACTGACAATATGGCTATCTCAGATAAAATAAACATGCTGGTGTCTGCTTACGTTAGACGCCAAGCACCAACACTCTCTCCAGAGTTCCTTCCCAACTACTTACAGGAAGAACTAAGAGAAATAGAAGCGTCTATAAAATCATTAGCAGACGCCAGTACCCAAGTTACCGATAGAGAACCACCTAACCCAAGGAAAGGTATGGTGCGCTATGCCGTGTATCCTTGGGAACCAATAGGACAAGGCGTATCTAAACTTGTTGTGTACAATGGCACAGCTTGGATAGCCGTATAGAACATATAAACAAAGGAATATGATATCATGGGATTCCAAATAGCTGGAGCACTACTAGGTGCTGGTCTAGGGTACTTAGGTAAAAAAGAAGATCGCAAGAACCAAGCTGCACAAAATGCTGCACTTATGGCTGGTTTCAACCAATACAAACCGTATGTGGACAACAACCTAAAAGGCTCCGAAGGCGCACTTAACAACGTCTTAGACACTGGTGCCTACACTGGACAGACATATGCTGGCCCAAACGCTTTCCAAACTGGAACTGCCAACACTATGGGCAACTTTGGCATGGGCATGATGAACTCTGGCAACGCCATGATGGGCAACAACGCTGGCTTTGGCAACAACGCAAACAACATGTACGGCCAGTACCAGGGCATGGTAAACAACGCACAGCAGCAAGATCGCCTGGGTAACGCTATTAACTATGCAAACGCCAACACTGGATCTCTATTGGATACAGCTATGCGTGATGATCGTCGCAATCTACAAGAGAACACATTAACCGGGATTGACATGGCAGCAATGGGTTCTGGCAACATGAACTCTAGTCGCGCTGGTGTTGCTACAGCCGTAGCCAACCGAGCATATGACGACCGTAGAGCTGACATGGCATCAAACATACAGAACAGTTTGATTGACCGCAGCTTAAACACGCAGAACCAAGCATTTGCTGACCAGCAGAACGCATTGTCTGGCGCTATGGGTGCAAACAATGCAATATCAAATGCATATGGTGTTGGTCTAAATACTATGGGCCAAGGTTCTAACTTCGGTATGAACGCTGGTAACTCGTTGCAAGGTTATAACCAGGCACAGCTAAATGACATGCGTCAACGCTTTGAAGACCAACGTGACTTTGAGATGCAGCAGCGCACTATGTATAACGCTGGAATCTTAGGTAGAGCGCCTGACTCTAGTCAAAATGTAAAAGCTAACATGCACAGCCCTTTAGCTGGTGCAATCAATGGTGGCATGGCTGGTTACCAACGTGGTGGCATGCCAAACTTTGGTTTTGGGCAATAAAGGAACATAAAGCATGGTAAATTATATACAAAATCAAATGATGCCTCAATTCCCTACAACAAATAACGCCCCAAACGATCCACGTCTAAATTATGGATATCCACTATTACAAAATCCAAATGAAGCAAATCCACAGTCTGGTATTTTAGATGTTACTAGTAATAGTCTTACAGGGAATGCCCGTGGTTCAAGACGTCCTAATAACCAGATTAGTAATAGCGAAATGGTTTTAAGAGCTGCTGCGGCCGGTATGGGAGGTGCTTCTGATGGGTTTGGTGCGTCTATGTCAGCAGCCGGTGCTGAATATGGTGCTATGAAAGATGCAAACCGCCAAGCAGAAGCTGACGCATACAACGCTGACATGATTAACAGGAAAGCTGAAGCACTTGCAGCGGCAAAGAAAGCTGAGAAGCAAGAGACATTAGACATAGAGAACAACCAAAAAGTTGGTGACTTGCGTATCTCTCTAAATCAGATGCAAGAAGCCAAAAGAATACTCCAAGAAAGTGAAAACGTTACAGGTAAATCAGGTGGTGATTTCTGGAATAGGCTTGTTGGATCTACCGTCGGTAACAAAGAACAAGCTGACCGTTTATTTTTAAAGAAACTTAAACTTGACGAAGTTATGGCCCGTGTTGCGGAAACTAAAGGTGCAATATCAAACGCTGAGATGAAATTGTTCGCTAGTTCTGCACCAAGTGACTACGACGACGAAAGTGTCTGGATTGCCTGGTTAGATCGTAAGATGCAGATGCAAGAGATATTCATGAACAGAATATTGAACCCTAATGCACGTCTGACAGATCTAAATGCACCACTGTCTGAAACAATGCCAGACATGTCTATGCCAGAAGCAAACGCACAATACGAAGTGCTTGAGATCGAAGATGAGACATCTGACCCAGAATAAACAATAATGGAGGCTATAGCACATGCCAAATTTTACTATACTTGCACCTAACGGCAAGAAGTACAAAGTATCTGGCCCCAACCGTGAAGGTGCAATAGAAGCCCTAAATAATACACTAAACCCCAAAAAAGATAGCTCACTCGGTACAGCCTTAGAGTTTGGTAAACTAAACACCTACGCAAACACAAATGACTATGTTGCAGATCTAAGTGAGCAATTTAACAACTCTGGTTTTGCAAATACACTTTATGATGCACGCAATAAAATACGAGGCTTCTTTGGTGCAGAGCCAATAGATGATGCAACAAGAGACGCTGCAACAGTGGCAGAACAACGCAAAAAAGTAGCCGAGCTACAAAATCAGCGTGATGCTCTTAATTATGAGTCACTTACATCTGACAGCATAAAAGGCCCAGGTTCTGCATTATATTACGGCGCACAGAAAGTTGCAGAAAGTGCTGACGGTATAGCTGCAGCTCTAGCAACTGGTGGCACTATCACACCGTTCTTAGGTGCTGGCGAAGTCAACACTTCACTAAAAGAGATCGAAGGTCTTGACCCAGAGAAGCGTGTAAAGTTAGCCACTGGCGGTGGTCTTGTAATAGCAGCTCTAGAAAACCTAGGTTTGGGCATGTTGTTTAAAGGTATGACGCCAGAAGTTGTAGGCGCTATGGGCGTCAAGAAAATCAACTCAATACTAACGGCCAAGGGCCTAGCACAGCTACCTGTAAAAGTAGTAGCAGCTATGGCAACCGAAGGTGTAACTGAGGGACTACAAGAAGGTGTCGTTATTGGTGCAGATGCACTAGGTGGCAAAGAGTTCAAAGATAACGAGATATTCGAACGTTTGAAAGAAGCGTCTATAGCCGGTGCTGGCGCTGGTGGTACTATTAGAACAGGTACCGCAGCCGTAGAAGGTTTAAACGCACAGCCTTTTGAGAACACAGAACAAAGCCGTGCAGCTACAGCCTTTGCAAACCGTTTAGTAAAAGTAGCAGAAGCAAACAACCACAACTTAAAAGACGTTGACGTTAAGTCAACTAACGGCGCTAGAGAAGCTGTAACAAAAGCCCACACACAAATTGAAAAAGATCTAAAGCAAGTTTTTAAAGATCTAAAACCTCTAGTGGCAGTAACTGACCAAGATACACTTGTAGATCTTGAAGATAAAATACTTTCAGAAGCTGCTTTAGCAGAAGGTAAAACTTTAGCAAAAAGCCAGGTAGGCGAACAAGAACTAAACGCCCTGGATAGACTTGCTGGACAAACATACGAAGGCCAAAAGGCTCGTAATCTTTTACTAGAGATGAACGAACTTACAGCTCTACACAAATCTGGTTACAAAGGTGGCGTGTCAAAAGTTACAGACTTGGCAAACCCATTGAACAACCTGACACACCCGTTCAGTTCCCAAGGTGGCTTAACCGGACTAGCGACTACAGGTGCAGCTTACATGGCCGGTGGTGGTACTGGTCTAGCTATACAAGGTGGCGCATTTGTCGGTGGTCGAGCCATTGATGCAGTGACAGGTAGACGCTCTACAGTTAACAAGTACATTAGAGACAACACAAAATCCGATAGGATGAATCAGTTAAGCCCTACTGGCCCTTCTCTGCGTGAAGACAGAATATCACAAGCTGAACAACAAAAGATGGAAGAGGTAGAACTTAACAGATCTTTGGATGACATGAACGCTCCACCAAAAGGCGACCCAAATGATCAAAACCCTGCACCACAATATGTAATGGAAAATAGTACTGGTCTGAGTAAAGTTGGTGTTGCCGAAGCCCTAGCTAAAATAGAGGCAGATGGTGTTACACCTATTGTACAACGTGCAATTGACAGCTACCGCAAGTCAGTGCGCGAAAGTGGTACAGTTACTAACCTCACACAACTTATTCGCCTGGTAAAAGCCAAGACAATGAGTGACCCACTTGTGCAAGCCCAGGTTATAAACAAGCCGCAGCCGATCCCAGGTGAAACAAACACTACAAACGCTAAACTTGATGCAGAGCCACAGTTCGGCCCAAGGTTTACTACCCAAGAAAACTACAACCGTGGCATCGAAGCTAACAAGAAGTTCAACGCTGATCAGAAGACAGCACTAAACGAAGTTAACAACGAAGGCATTATGAGCGAAAGTGACTATAAGACACTTAGCCAGGCAATAGATGAACTTGACGGTAACTTAGGATCAAAGCCACTTGAAACATTTGAAGCAGTCTACAAGAAGTTAGAGAACGTAGATCCTAAACTTGTACAAGATATCATAGATCCAATGTACGAGCGTATTACTAAGCAGCAGAAGCAGCGTACTGTAAAAACCAAAGAGCAGAGATCTGTAGCTGTCCCAGCGCAGTTTGGTATAAAAACTAAGAATGTAATTATTGACAACAAGGAAGGTTGGGGGGCTGTGCCCTACAATCAAGAAGTCGATTATTTTGGTAAACGTGTTAAAATGAAACCAAGTACATTTTTAAAATTAGCAGCAGATAGGGGGGGAGTACCCGCAGTTAATGACGTAGTTAATCATATTAAATCTGGTGGTTCTATTGGTGCGCCTTTTCTTAATCTTAATTACTCAGAAGATAAACCAACTGGGGTTATTGGGCACGATGGCCGTAGCAGAATGGTTGCTATCCAAGAAACATTTGGTGACAGCCCTGTTGAAGTACATTTATTTTCTAATAGTAATTCTGTAAATCGTGCAAGAGATTTTACACCAGATGTGCTAACTAATATAAATAACACAATGACAAGTCAGGATGGCCAAACAATTAATGGCCCGTTTTTTAACGAAAGCGTTACTGATGGAAAAACCAAAGAGCAAAGATCTGTACCCGTTTTACCACAATTTGGTTCTACGACAGATGTTGCTCTTGATACTAACCTTAACAACTCATTCACAATGGCACGAGACAAAGTATACAACAAAGGCCGCGATTTTAAATTAGATCTCCAGGCAAAATCACTTGAAGCACAAGAACGCGAAGGTATAGACCTTAGTACCCTTGATGACGCAAACATTGATCGCTTGGCTGACTTTGTAGTTGCAGATGCGATTGAAGCAATCAAAGACAATCAAAACGCAATAGGCTGGTATGACCGCACAGTTACCAATGCACTTGATACAGTTGCTGAGTTGCACCCAGAGATAGCTACAGACCCAGCTGCTAAACTACAGTTTATATGGGCAACTGCTGTTACATCAAACGGCCTTAAAGTTGATAAGAACTTTGACTTAGCACTAGATGTATATGAAACACTTAAAGAAACTGGACGTTTTCCAACAAATGCCGGCATAGGGGAAGCAGCGTCTGCTATAAATGGTGGCTTAGCACAGTACCACACAATGCTAGATCAATTTGACGGTGACCATGCAGCTCTAGAGCAGTTTATGAATAGTAAACTAACTGTAAGAGATCTTGAAAAACAGTATGGTGTAAAAATATCTGGAGAAGGTAAAGACACATTAGTTCGTGGTGCCTCAATACTTGGTCCTAAGATAGGTAACGGATTTTTCTCAAACTTATATGGAAACTTTGACGAATTAACTATGGATCGTTGGTTAATGAGATCAGTAGGTAGGTGGCGTGGTGGTCTTGTTAAAATAAACCAGCCAATGGTTAAGAAGAAAACTACAGAAATCAAATCAATGTTATCTACGGCAGACTTAAAGGCTTTTAAACCCTTGTTTAAGAAATCAGGTGTTTTTCCAACAAAAAGAATGTCAAATGATATGGTACATCTTTTTAGTGAGGTAATTGCTAAAGAATCTATGTCACCAGCTTGGAGAAACCAGATAAATGCAATACCTGGTGGTGCTGAATTACGCAAAGCCGGTAATGGTTTAGCTAAGTATTTAGATGGCCAAGTTGAAGCCCCTGCTGGAGCAGCGGAGCGTACATTTATTAGATCCGTTTTCACAAAAGGCCTTAATAAACTACAGGATATGCCAGAAATTCGCCAAGGACGTAATGAAGCACTAACAATGAGTGACTTACAGGCTTTATTGTGGTACCCTGAGAAACGTCTGTATGATACAGCAAAACAAAAAGATGGAGAAAGTCGTGGCTACAAAGATGACGAAGCGCCAGATTATGCAAATGCGGCAAAAACTGCAATCGGAAATCGATTACGATCTTCTGGACGAACTGGATCTCCAGGAGGAGGGCCAGCACTTGCCGATGCAGGATTACCAGGGGCAACAAGACAAGGCATCCTTGGACAATTCTTCGGAGGACAAAGGAATGCTGCGTCAAAAAATAATGATAGATCCCAACCAGTATCCGAAGCTGAAATAAGAGCACAGATACCAGTTGTACAGTCTTTGTTTGAAATTGGTAAAAAAGGCTCTGCATACGAAAACGGCCTTAAAGACTTTGATGCAACATTTAAACTGGCTAGTGCATACAATATAGCACCAAAGCTATTTAGATCTTTTAAAGATATGGAAAGAGCTGACCCTACTATTACAGAGGGCGCCCTTGGTGCATATAACCCAAACAATCGAGAGGCTATGGCAATAATGCCAGGTGGTGTAGATGCGTTTGGTGGTACTGTAAGTGGCCTAGCGTCTCTTTCGTATATGATACATGAAGTTGCACATGGCATAACTGGATCTGACATAGACACAAATCAGTTTATGGGTGACAAGTTTGTATTTAACTACTTAACCAACCAAGACGACACAGCCGGCATAAATAGCTTAGAGGATGTGTTTGGTGGTTTAGTTAGCACTCCAAACTCTGCTCGATCTCAGAATAAAATCATTGCAGAGATGTTAGCAATACAGAAAAACCTTACGTTTAAAGATCCAAACACTGGACAAGTGGTACCTCTACGGCAGACTAAATCACTGATTGATTCTTATAATGCCGGACAGCGAAAAGCAAAAGCCAACGGTACAAGAAGTGAACAGTTTAACAAAGATGTAAAAGCGTTTGAAAAACAAATAGTAGACCAACGTAACTACGAACAGTCTATTCCAGAGTTAACTGTAAACGCTCTACAAGTTGCCATGATGCATCCAAAGATAATGAAGAAAGTTGCACCTGATACTTACAAGTTACTAAAGCATCTTTTTGATAACTCTAAGAACAAGAGTGGCATCAAATTCTTCAGTCATCCGTTAGCAATGACAATTGCAGTCATATTAGCAATGATGGCCCGTGGTGATGAACCGCCAGAGGAACAGCAGCAGCCAATGCCCCCAGGTGCACTTACCCCTGCCCCAGGCATATTAGCTGCATAGGATAAACTACAAAAGTAAGGCCCCAGAGATGGGGTCTTATTACATTAAGGAAGCAAAATGATAGTAAAAACAGCATACGACTTGGTACCTTACCTGGATGCTATTGAGAAAGTGAAATCCTCGTCTTTATTAAGCAAAGACCAGAGATCACAGATACTACAAGAGATGGATAAATCATTTATTGACATAGTCTTTTGTCAGCAATGCCCACAAACTCACGCAGTAATCAAAAGTATCATAGGAGGAGCGAATGGGAGCACCCAAAAACCCACGGCCAAAGTCGCCAAAAAAAGAACTGAAGTATCCAAAAAAAGCAACACCAAAAGAGAACAACTACTTCACAAAACTAATGCAAACGGAGGAAGGTAGAGCACTCCGGAAACAGTGGTCAACGAAAAAACGTAAGAACCCTGGTCGGCCACAAGGTACACCAGATGGTTATACTCTTGAGGCCATAACACCAATACGAAAACAAGCAAAAGCAGATGCTGAAAGGATCGTGGCAATTATGGCCAAAGATAATGAAATAGATGACGTATATGCAGTTGAGGCTTTGAAAGCAGCAGTTGAAATAATGCGTGAGCCTGGTCAAAACCGTGACCGACTAACAGCAGCACGAATGGTCTTAGATTTTACAAAGACTAAACCAGCTGCAAAGAGCGAAGTTACCATTGGCAAAGCAGAAGCCTTCTTGGAGTCGCTTTTAACAAGCGAAACTGAGGAAGAGCAACCTGACAATGATGGAACCGAAACTTAAAGAGATACGCCGCAAACTATATGACGAATTTGAGTTTTACTCTAAGTCAGCTCTCAAGATCCGAACAAAAGACGGAGACATCCGAAACTTAAACCTAAAGCCAGCACAGCTGCTACTACAAGATGCCGTAGACAAACAAATGGCTGCTGAAGGTAAGGTACGTGTAATCATATTGAAAGCACGGCAGCAGGGTCTATCTACATACGTTGGCGGCTACCTTTACTTCAACGTTTCACAGCGCAAAGCATGTAAAGCTATGGTTGTAACCCATCACTCTGACAGTACCAGGGCGCTCTTTGATATGACAAAGCGTTACCATGAAAACTGCCCAGAGCTGCTAAAACCACACACTAAATACTCATCCAGGCGAGAGCTGACATTTGATGTACTCGACAGCTCATTTGTTGTTGCTACAGCCGGTGGTGAAAGTATTGGTCGTGGTGAAA